CGCTTGGCTTCGTTGACCGACTTGGCCTCGCCCTTGTCAGCGTACTTGGCGCGGATGGCTTTCTCATCGCCAGCCACCAGAGAAGGGCTGAGCAGCGGGCTGTTGGGGTCGACCAAGCGGATTGCACCAATGCGCTGCCGATATTCTTTCAGCTCAAACTCGATCTTCTCGGCGCCTGACATCAGCGCCTTGCGCTGCTTGTCCAGAGCCTCGGTTGCATCGATGGCTGCATTCTCGGCCGACTGGCGATTGGCCACGGTAGCCGCAGCCTCATCAGCGCGCAGGCTTGACTCGCGAAGGCGCGCAATCTGCTTGTCATATTCATCAGCCTGGGCGCCCGCACGACGCGATGCACCAAAAACACCGTCGCCAAACGTGCCCTTGGCACCCACCGACCGAGCACGCGCCTCCGCCGAGGCCTCGCTGAGTCGCTTGATCTGAACATCAACGGGCACATCCCGGCCAATGTCAGCCATGGAATCCCAAGCCGACTTGGCCCCATCCGCTACAGCCTTCCAGCCGCGCTGTATCAAACCCAGACTGGTCACGACTTCATTGGCGCGATCCGTCAGCATGGCGGAGTAGGTGCGCTGCGCCAGGGCAGCAGCGTCCTCCACACGCCCCTGACCTTCCAGCGCAGCGATCTGCCGGTAGGTCGAAGCAGTCAGAAAGTTGTAGTCCTCATTGAGCTTGAGGATGGCCTCAGACGGCTTCTTTCCCAAGGACTCGAAGTCCTTGACCATCTCCTTGACGGTTGCCCCACCCACGGAACTCATGGACACAATGGCAGTGCTGGCCCCCTCCAGGGAATCGCGCGCCACACGGCCGGTACTCACCAAGCGAGCCAGCACATCAGCAGCCAGGCCTTGCGTGCCAACCACCGCACCGATGTTCGCGGCCATCTCAGACAACTGCCCACTGGTCGTGCCAGCAGCGTTGCCACTCAGGATCACTTGCTTCCTGAACTCAGACGCCTCGACCGAACCCTGGTAGTAGGCATAGGTCAAGACAGCACCAGCCGCAGCAGCCACCGTGAACGGATTGACCAAGCCGAGGACATACCCAGACAAAGCCTTTGCAGCATTGCCCGAACCGCCAAACATGTCCTTGAGCTGGCCGCCCTGTTGCAGCAGCACGGTGAGCGGAGCCTGCCCGGACTGCAAGCTCACGACGATGTCTGTGAACTGCGCAGGAATGCCGCGAAGCGCAGCAGCGGTCTGGGCGGCCGAAACCCCCGTCTTACCAATGCCCTGCTCGGCCTCACGCATGCGGGCGATGAACGGCGCCGCCTTGTCGGCCACGCCCATTTGGGCGGCCTGCAACTCCAGCAGATCAGCACGGCTTTTGCCGATGGCATCGGACTGCTGCTTCAGGGATGCGATGAAAGAATTCTGAGAAGACGAGGCGGCCTCGGCCTGCTCTTTCTTTTCCAGCGTCGCAGTCCAGAAGCGGACGTACTCAGCATCTTGAACCAAGCGCTTGGCCGCTTGATGCTGCTGCTCAAACAGCGCCACCGATTGAACTTCGGCTTCGGCCGCTTTCTGCTTGTCGAGTTCAGCCACCCACATGCGCACATACTCAGCGTCCTGCACCAGGCGCTTAGCCTCCGCATGCTGCTGCTCAAACTGAGCGGCCGAGGACGCCTCACGCTTAGCCGCCGTCAGCGCGTCATACGCCGACCGGGCGTCGCCCAGCTCGGAGATGAGCGGCTTGAGCAAACCAGCATCCACGCCCTTGATGTTTGCGAAGTTGTCGAAGAACTCGGCCGTGCCCTTGCCACCGGCCTGCAATTCAGCAAGCGCGCGTTGCTGCTCAGATGTGGCCCGCCGGATGCTGCTGGTGATGCTGGCCGTGGCCTTGTCGACTTTCTGGGCAGCCTGGTCGCCACCGTCGCCGATAGCGTCAATCGCCTTACCGGCCTTCTGTGCGGACGTCTGCACGCCACGGGCCATCTTCTCAGCACCCTGGTCCACGCGGACGAACGCAGCATCGGCGTTGGAGGTGTCAAGGGAAACTTCACCCTGGATTTTCAGATCGTCAGACATGATCGCCTTGCAGTTGAAAAGCCGCCCATAGACGGCTAGAACTTCTTGTTCATCCGAACCAGCGCAGCGGCTTCCATCACCTGGATGTCGACAAGCATCTGGCGCTGCGCCTCAGGCGGCACTCCATGGAACGGCATCAAGTCCCGGATCAAGACCCCGTAGTCGAGGCCTGTGGGGCCGCCAAACCCCATACGCCACTGGGTCTGCATGTCCCAAAAGAGGACGAAGGCGGGCCAGTTCTCAGGCCAGACTTCCACGTCGTCAAGAACGTAGTCCTCTGGGCTGAACGGCGTGCCCGCCAGCTCCTCCTTTGTCGGGAGCCGGTCATACAGTCCCGTCCCAGCGGCCTTTAGTTTTCCAGGCGGCCTTCGTGGATCACCGTGCGGTACTTTTCCATGATGGCCGCCGTCGCCGCAGGGATCTCATTGGCGAGCTGCTTGACGTGGGCGGCATCCAACGCCTCGTCGAGGTCCCAGCCATCGATGACGTCCAGGATCTGGACGGCACTGGTGGCCAGCGCATCCTTGACCAGGTCGGCCACGCTCACCGGCTTTTGTGCGTCGCTGGCCTTGAGCGCATCGACCTCGGCCTGTGCCGCAGCCACAGCCGCCGCGCGCACCTTGTCGATGTACTCGGCGAACTCGGTCCGGGTGCGGTAAATGAATGAGACCTCGATGACGCCCGTCGTGGGCTTGCCATCCTCGTCCAGCATGGGGAACGAAACGGTGCTCTTGAAATTCTTGGGGCGATTGCCCAGTTTGACTTTGGCCATGATTGATCCTTCGCGGGATTAAAGAAATGCCCGTGCCCAGCCCTGCCGCCCCGCGAAGAGCGAACAGGGCCGGGTCGGTGCCTGGTGGTGGTTTAGGAGGTGGCGTAGCGCGTGAGGCGGTTGTTGCCAGCGAAGGCGGCCTTGACCTTGTTGATGTTGCCGTCCTGCATTTGCACCGCTTCGTTCAAGGCCACGGTGCAAGGCAGCAGCTGCACCGACGTGTTGCGCTGGACGATCTTCATGATCGTGTTGGTCTGCACGTCCGTCAGGTTCTTCAGCGCCGTGTAGCCTGCGGTGCCAATCGCATCAGCATCGAGATCGAGCGCGTAAGAGGTCGCGCCGAACCCGTCGTTCATCGTGAACTTGACATCGCTTTCCAAGTACTTGTAGTCAAGGTTGTTGGGGTCGCCGCCGTTCGACGTGACGCCAGTGATCTTGGTGATCTGCGTGAAGGTCGACACCTTGCGAACCGAGCCCACCCCGCCGCCCGCAGCGAAGAACGTGCCATTCGTGGTGTCGGCCTCCTCCAGCGTGGCCGTGTCGGCCGTCGGCACCGTCTTGATACGGAAGGCGCGCAAATTCAGGCGACCCCAGCCGCTGGTCAACTCGACGATGTCGCCGACGGCCAGGCCGTGCGCCACCGCCGTCAGAACAGCCTCGCTGGCATTGGTGATCGCCGTCACCACCTTGGATGCGGCAAATGCGGTGGCGACATGGAAGGTCGTCCCCGTGGGTACTGAAGCCATGGATTTTCCTTTCGGGAATAAAAAAGCCGACTCGAAGGTCGGCGGATGGATCGCCCGAATGGGCAAGGAAGGCCAGCGCCGACAGCAGTCAGCGAGGCCAGTTGGATTGACCTGGTCAGTCAGCGGGTAGCGGCCTCACTGACCAGATCGAAAAACGTTGCATGGAGCCGTAGAGGTTCGTCTCGGGCTCATGCACAGACACAGGCTCACCTTGCGGGATGACCGTCAGGTCACTAGATGCACAGAGCAAGTCCTCGACCTGGTGCGCGAGCGTAAGCGCCTCCAGGCGCGTAGACGCCCAGGCGCGCACCTGCATCAAGGTGTTCCGCTTGTCGGCAGGCGTGGCATCGGTGTAGTAGATGGATCGCCCCCCTACCCCCTGCCAGGTGAGGTATGGGGCCACAGTGCCAGGCGGCGCAACATCGGGGTAGGTCTGGGCACAGGCGACCTTGAGAACAGCAACTAACGCGACCTCCATGCTCATGAGCTGGCCTCCTGAATGAATTTGACCCTGACTGCTTTGATCGCATCGGCCCGCCCCTCAAGAATCGCAGGGCCCATGAATGGGTTGGCAGCGGCCTTAGACGTACCAAACTCGACCATCCAGGCGTATGGCGCCTTGGTGCGGTTCCAACTGATGTGATACGTCGCCCGGCTGTCGTTGCTGTTGTCCAGCGAGTACACCTGGTAGATCGAATCGCGCAATGAGCCAGCAGGGAACCAATACCGCTTGCCCGTCGTTTTGTAGCTGCTGCCATAGAACCAGTGCCCGTCATTCGAAACCGGTGCGTACTGCCGCGCCAGGTCATAGATGACCTGCGCGCCCGCCTGCGCCGCAGGCCGGGCGGCAGCGTTGAACTTGGCGCGCTTCTCCTCCAGCCCGGCCTTGAATCGATCCA